GAGATGCTGTACTGGCAGAATTCGCCAACCCAACGGACTGTGTGACCTTTGCTTTCAATTGCCAAACTGCACTTCACACAAGAAATCAACGAAATCCCGATCAACCAGCTATGAGATTTCGTATGGGCATACACAGCGGTTCAGTGGCTGTACACGGCAACGACCTTTTAGGTGATACAATTAACATAGGTGCTAGAATTGAAAGTCAAGCTGATCTTGGTGGCATAAGTCTTAGTCATGCTGTCTACGAGCAGGTTCAAGATCAGCTGCCTTTTCAATTTGAAGATCGCGGCCAACAGAACTTTAAAAATATCAAAGATCCTGTAAAAGTTTGGGCCATTAAAATACAAGGTTCTGAAGCTAATCCTAATGCTGCCAAGGAGTCTGATAAAACTGCCGAACGTCACAGCGACAAGGGCAAAAGCACAGCAGAAATTCTAGCGGAAATTCGCAGCGACACAAACTTTGTAAACGCAACCATGCGTCAGGCCATGCAGTATAAGGCTCAGAAAGACTTTGACAAGGCCATTAGAGCTATTTTCAAATGCATTCTTAAAAAAGAAAAAGATTCAATAGATGAACTTTTTGAAATTACTGCAAACAAACACATACCAACTAACCTTAAACCCTATGTGAGTGCTATGATAGAAGCCACAGCCAAACAGGCCAAGAATCATGAGAACATTGCCTTGGTAGCACAGCTACATCATTCTGGATTCTTTGGAGATTATCGCCGTTGGGCTGGTGCCGTTCTCTACAATATCGCAGCCGCCGAAGATCAAAATAGTAGAATACATTTTGCCGAAATAATCTTTGCCAAGTCTTATGCCAGCGACGATGAAAAGAACAGAGCCTGTTTTCTATTAGAACTGGCTGCTCGGAAACGCAGCATAAAAGCAGCTCTTATGTTAGGACGTTATCATAAAGAAAATAAGAATAATAAATTGGCTTTTCTATGGTTATGGGTAGCAAGAAGCAAACAGGATCAAATGGCACAATTAATCCTTGAAAGTCTAGTCAAAGATATCAGCAAGAACGACTTTGCCACTTGGCAAATTGAAGCCAACGCTCTAGTTCAAGATATCTTTACTTGACCAACATTTCGTAGATATCACGCCAATTTTTTACTAGGGGGATAGGTCCTTGATAGTTCATGTTGTGACCATGTTCCATAATTACGCTGTTTAGTCCAAGTTCGTGACCTACCACAGCATTGGCGATCTTATCTTCAACCCAAAGATAATTTGAATCTCGATATTCTTCTAAGACTTGGTCTTTGTCTGCACCGGTATCTAAAAATATAAATTTTTCAAAGGCGGTTTGACCAAACAACTTACGCAGATTCATCTTGCGAAGTTCTTGAGCATTTTCGTCCTTGCTCAAACTGGTAATACAATGAAACACATAACCGTGTTCTTCGTGTAGACGCTTGACGTAAAACATGGCATCACGTAGTGCAGGCAGGAATCCTATATGAGCTGATTCATTAAAAATCTTAATTAGACGCTTGCCCTGCTCGTCTTCGATGTTATAACGTGTGCCTATATTGTATTTTAGAGGGTCAACTTTGTTGAAACCATGTTGTCCCATCCAAACATCAAAGGCATATTCCCAATCAAGCAGAACACCGTCTGCATCTGTAAGTATAATTTTATTTTTCATGTTGATAGTATACACGCTTTTTGAGCCTTTGTCAACTCATAAATATCTTATGTTTATAATCATAGCAACTTTAATTATGACGCACATTACCATAGTATGTGTGACCCTTTATCTACATAGAGGACAAGCTCACAAAGGCATATTATTCCATCCTTTGCTAAGTCATTTTATGCGTTTTTGGCTTTGGCTGACCACAGGAATGAAAACCAAAGAATGGGTGGCCATACATCGCAAGCATCATAAGAATACTGATCGCACAGAAGATCCGCACAGTCCTATAGTCTATGGTATCAAACGGGTTTTGTTTAAAGGTGCTTTACTTTACAACCAAGCCAGTAAAGACCAAGCTATGGTCAATGCCTACGGTGTTGGAACTCCCAATGATTGGATTGAAAGGAATTTGTATACCCCTTATCATAGGTTAGGGATTCTATTGATGTTGGTCATAGACCTTGTTCTTTTTGGCCCTTGGGGCCTATTGGTATGGGGTGTGCAAATGCTATGGATACCGTTTTGGGCTGCAGGAGTTATTAACGGTATAGGACATTGGTGGGGTTATCGTAATCACGCTACTCGAGACAACAGCCGCAACATTGTACCATGGGGCATAATTGTGGGCGGTGAAGAACTACACAACAATCATCATCGTAATCCTGCCAGTCCTAAACTAAGCAGTAAAATATGGGAAATTGATATAGGCTACATATGGTTGGGGCTGTTTAGGTTATTACGCCTAGCCAAGTTGGCAAAATGAAAAAGGGCTCTTAGAGCCCTTTTCCTTTCTTATCATATTATAAAACCGCTATGCGGTCACATAGTTACATATTATTTTTTAATACCGCTGTTGACAAATGCGTACATTTTTTCAGCAGTTTCAAGCACTTTATCTAGCCCTGGATATTCGGGCATCTTAACGGTGCTAACGATTTGACCTTTGTCATTGCGTTCGGCAGTTAATTCCCAACCGTTGTACTTCCAAGTGTACTCGTTGGCAACAATATCCTTGGCCATAGCAAGGATGTCAGTTCGAATTTCATAGCCGTTCTTATTAAATTTAACTTCTGGCAGTTTTGGTGTTTCAAAATTAGACATAGTATTCTCCTGTGTGTATCTGTATTAGGACTTTTTGTTTGACTGGGTAGTCCAAGCATCCCAACCTGCTCTAAACCAATCAATACTGAAAGGATTAAAGATCTTTTCTACTTTAGTTTCCATTACTTCACGGCCTAGGGTAGTCATTACCGCAGTTCCTGTTTGAATAGAAGCATGTAAGAAATTTGTTTGACTATCAACATAATATGTCCATGCTCTGGCAAGCTCTGGATTAGTGATATACTTGTTGATAAATTGTTTTTTGCCGTTCTGAATAGAATCGACCATTAGTTCTGGAATATTAAACACTTTTTTCTCCTGTATGTGTGTATGAACATCAACTTTGTGCTGATGTACTATTATATATCTCGTTCCGAGTTAAAACAATAGTTTATGGCTTTTATTTACTCATTAGTGACTGCGCATCTCGCCAACGACCCATGCGTGTGAGTATTGTAGCAGCTCTAGCTGTGCCAATGGCTTGTAACAAGCTGGTGATCTGCACGAAAAATTTTTTCATTGTGTCTCCTGTGTGCTGTATATTTAGTACTATAAGAGTGCAAGATCAAGTTAATAGTTTTAGAGCATTCTAGTATTTTGATTAAATACACAATAGGGTAAATTATGAAGTTACGAACACGTTCAATTCTGCAGGAATTAAATGCCATAGCTGATGTACGCAACACCGATGAGTTGGTAGAAAGTCGTGCCGCTAATATCATTAATTCTGCAATTAATTTGTTAGAAAGCATTCACAAGCACTATACTCCAGAGCAGGCGGAAGAGTTAGAGCGTCGTTTTATTAATGCTATTAGAGGACAGGATCCTGCTAAATTTTCCAGAGGTGTTCGTAAAATTGCCGAAAGTCGCAGGCATAATAAGAGAGTTATAAACCATGACTAAGCTATTTGAAGGTGGAAACGTATTTAAAGGTCCTGACAAGCAGGCTCTAACACAGCGTATTGCTACCAAAGATGTTCCGGGCACAGTAGATTTCCTAGAAAAAATCACAGGGCTGGACTTTACTAAAGAACTAGATCCTGACGACAAAAAGCCTGTTAAATGGCTGGGCACCACAGGACGCAAGGAAGATCCAGATGGCACTTTTGAGTTGAACAGCTCGGGCGATCTAGACTTAAGTGTGGACGCTAGAGAAATTACCAAAGAAGAATTAATTGCTAAACTAGTAGATTGGTGTAGGTCGCATGGTGTACCCGAAGAAGAAATTTTCAACAAAGGTACTAAAAAGACCGATGGCTGGATTAAGGATGCAGGGGATAATGTACATTTTAGAACTCCTATCCTAGGCGATCAAACCAATGGATTTGGACAAACTGATTTCATGTTGACCGTAAATCCTCAATTCCAACAGGGATCGATGATTGGCGGCCAGGGGCAGTACAGAGGAGAACATAGGCATATTGTGTTGAGCAGTATCGCGAGAGCAAAAGGATTCAAGTACAGTCCTAAATTTGGTTTATTACACGGCGATACCGAAGAACCTGTAGAAAATGGCGACGACTGGAATGTAATTGCCAAACAACTTTTAGGTCAAACAGCATCAGTCAAAGATATCAAAAGTGTTGATAAGATTATTAGTTATATAATTAAGTTACCAAATTATGATGAACTCGTAGCCGGTGCTAGAGAAACATTGGGCAAACAAGGTATAAATTTACCAGTCAAAGAAACTCTAGAAAGCTACACTCCGGGTAGTATAGGGTGGATGCGCAGAATGATAGATCTAGTTAAATGAGACCAGAATGAGAGCATTTGAATTTTTATTTGAAGCTGAAGCGCCAGCACCTAAAAAGGTTGGAAGAGATTTCAATCACCTAGAAGATCTTGTGTTTACCGAGACCAACGGAGCTCAACGAGCTATCAAAGTACTTAAAAGTTTGAGTAGTCCAGATAAAAATATAGCCATTAAGTGGGACGGTAATCCTACTGTTTATTGGGGACGAGACGACGACGGTACTTTTCGCATGGTAGGTAAAAACAATTGGGGACGTGAAGAAGGTAAATCTTCCAGTCCACAAGAACTGCAACAATTTATTATGAGTCGCGGTAAAGGAGAAGAATGGCGTGAGAAATTTGCAGGTGACATGGCTGCTATGTGGCCCATATTTGAAGCCGCAACACCTAAAGATTTTAGAGGCTATGTTTATGGAGACATTTTATTTCATCCAGGCAAGCCCTACCAAGGCGCGGACGGACGTATTACCTTTACACCTAATCAAACCAGTTACGCTGTAAAAGGCACTAGCGATGTAGGTCGTAAAATAGCTGCTGCTGAAGTAGCAGTTGCCGCTCATAAGGTATTTGAATATTTTGGGGATAAGAGTGGAAAAGATTTTACACAACCTGAACTTTTTGGAGGTAACCCCAAGCTGGTGGTATTTGGTCAAACTTATGTTAGCCACCGACCTGCTGTTAATGCAGATAACCTAGGCGAAATTGAAAAACTGGCTAGAAATCAAGACGCTATTAATAAGATGCTGGCTCCTGTTCCTGGTATGGGATATTTGCAAGATGAAATCTATGGTTTTGTCAATGCACAGAGCAAAGCAAAAATGCTAGACAAAATAGATGCAGATTCATTCATTGCTCACATACAGAAAAATCCTGCTAAAGCTGCTAAAATTTCAGCACACATAGCAAAATTTCCAGGGGTACTAGAAAACATGTTCATGTTGGTGGCCGAAATCATGGCTGCTAAAAATGAAGTCATTGCAGAACTAGATCAAGCACAGGGTGACATAGTGGCTAGCACAGGCGGTAAACCTGGCGGTGAAGGTTATGTCAGTGGCGACGATTCAGTAAAACTTGTACCACGTGATCGTTGGACTCCTTTCAGAGCCGACTAAAAACCAGCCAAATAACACGGTTTTTTCCTTTTGGGCTAAATAAACATGCCGGTCCCGGAGCGGGGCTATAGATAAAGAGGAGAAAATATCATGGCAGCATTTACAAGAACACATCCTACAGCAGTAGCTCGTGGAACAATTCAACGTTTAAATCATCAGACAGTATACAAAGTAGTACTAAGCGGCGGTCTAGCAGCAATGGCATCAGATGCAGCAGCAGCCAAAGTAACCGACGCAATCGGTTCTTTCTGCTCAATCGTTCAAGTTAAGAGCGATGGTACAGAAATTTTCATGGTGGCTGATACTCATAGCACAAACATTGGTGCAGTTGCTAGGCTAATTGCTCAAGTACTCGACACTAGTACATTCTCTGTATCAGGTGGCGTTGCAACATTAAGCGATTCAGCAACCATAACTGTTACAGCACCAACAGACCTAGAAGGTATGTAATTAAAAAAAAGTTTCCTAGGGATGGGAAGCGAGGGCGGATTTATTCCGCCCTTTTTTTATCTGCGTAAATAATATGCCCTTATTATGCAGACATATCAAGTTATTACGTTGGTTGATATCACTAGATCCAGACCCGATAGATCTTGTACAGATCAACTTAAACTAGGCCAGCAGGCTAATTTTAACACTCTAATACAAACTATTGGAATTAGGTCAAATCTTGAATGGCAAACAGATCCAGAAATGTACACAGGTAGACTGCCTGACCCATTCGATGGAGCGGCCACGTATTGGACGTGGATCTTTTCAGTAGAAAGGGACTACATCTTTGAAAGAAATGGAAATCCAGTTGCACTATTATTTGACGATATCAATGGGGTTCCTGTGGTAGATGGATTAAATAACACAGTCATGTTGAAACCCTCAGTGTTTCAAACTAAGGGTAAAGACATGAACATCTGGATATCTAGATTGACATAATTTGTATAAATACAGTTTCAAAGGCACACATTAATAGGCATATTTATTAGGCACATGTCCGGAGCGGACCTTGACTTAATTTGGAGACCAAATGCCTACCACGCATGAGCGACTTGGTATAGTTGAAACCAAGGTACAAAACCTTACAGAAAAAGTAGATGATCTTAAGACAGATGTTAAGGACGTCCACGACTGTCTAGATCGAACCAGAGATTCGCTAGAGTCAAAACTAGATCAAATGCTAGTTGAGTATAGAGATAACCGTGAAAAATATTACGCAAGATTAGACGTAATGGAAAACGAAGCCAAAGCTGCGCATGGTGTTCTAGAACGAAAAATATCTAACTTAGAGAAAGTTAAAACCAAATATACCTTATATGGTATGGCTGCGCTAGCTTTTGTTGCTGGTGCAGGTTGGATGACCAACGATAACCTACACAAACTGTTTAAATTTCTAGTAGGATAAACACAGCAGTAAATATAGGACACTACGTCCAATATGACTGACTTAAAAAAACGTTTAGATTCTATTATTACGCGAACACAGCGTAAGTTAATAGAAGACAATCAAATACCACCATTAAAAACACCACAGGGTATCCTTGTTGGTGACGTGTTGATAGTCAGCGACGGTGCGATCAAGAACCTTTACAAAAACAACAAATTAATTTATAGTGAAGTATCGTTAAACATTGTAGCTATTAGACTAGCTAATTTACTAGCTAAGAACGTGTCAACTACGGCAATGCGCAGACTATACAACGCTGACCAAAATTACGGTAAATGGTTTTATGATAGCCAGTTTTTACGAAACAAGTACGAAAAAGCTGTAAGTAAAAATGAATATGATAAAGCAGATATACTATGGGCTAGGTATTGTGAATGCAGAGAGCGAGCACACTTTGCTAAACGCACCGTGGACTCTTTAATTAATTCCAGCTAAATAATATATCATTACGGATCCACAATATGAAAACAACAGATCTTTTTGCGGTACATCGCAGCAGCCAAAGGCTTAATGAAAGCATGTTCAAAACGTTTGGTAAAAAGATTAATCTTGAGTCTTTTACCCTTGAACAATTAGAAGATGCTCGTAACAAACTACGTACACAAATCTATCAAGTACGCAGCAACACTAATTTCAATGAAAACATTGAAAATGACGCTCTAACACAGGCTCAATGGATGTTAGATGCTATTGTTGCAGAAATCGCAGAAAGAGAAACTGTAGTAGATAAAACCAACGAAGGGTTCAGTTCCGATCTAGCTATGGAATTGCAAAATTTAATTAAAGTTGATGATCCTTTCGATGCTATCTATGATGCTCTCGGTAGAAATGATGCTGTGGGACAACATCTACAAGATATGTATAATGATATCGCAATAGATCGTAGACTGCATCCCGATGATGATTTTGAAGATATTATATCTGCCATGGCTGATCAACTTGAAGATAGCTATGGAGATATGGATTTTGATCCAAACGATCAAGCCGAAGCAGTAGCATTGGAAAAGGCACCTCCGGGGGCCAAGTACAAGCGCATGGCCAAGCATATCAAGGCTGGCTATAAAGGCAGCGGCCTAAATAAAGACGAAGTTGCACAAAGAGCATTTGGTGCAACATGGAAAGCATACAACAAAAACGAATCTACAGAAACAGGAGAAGATATGAAAACATTACAGGAAGGCGAGATCCAACAGGCCAGTGCGATCGTTACAGCCAAGACAATGGTGGACAGAGTAGGCCGATGGATTGAAGAACTTTCTGGTATGGAAAATGATACACTTCTTCAACTAGGCGATTCTATTCGCGACGAAATGGGTCAGCAACAGGCTAAGAGTTTTATCAGTACAGTGGCACCTGCTATTCAAAGTGCTCTAGAGAATCTTAAGACAGCACGTGAAACTCTAGCTAGCGGTGTTCGTACACTTACAGGGGAAGAGCAGGCAGTAGGTATGCTTGGTGCAGAAACAGGCGGCGAGGAAGAAGTTGGCGCCTCCGAACCAGATGCTATGAATGCTGAACCAGAAGGTGGCGATGAGTTTGCCGCAGCCGAGCCAGCAGCAGGCGGTATGGAGGCCGCAGGCCGTGAGCAGCGCGAAAGTATTGATCGTCAAAACCGTTTACTAAAAGTTCTAGCAGGATGAAATTAAACGAATTCAGTCAAGACGAAAAGCTTGACGAAATTTTACCTGTTATTGGTGCAGTAGCTGGAGGCCTAGCTAGAGGCGCCGCCGCAGTTGGTGGCGCGGCTCTTAGAGGTGGCGCAGGCCTAGCCAAAGGAGCTGGACAGGCTTTAGCCAAAGGAGCACAAGCTGTAGGTGGAGCGGTCAAAGCAGGAGCACAGGCAGCAGGTCAAGCTACTGCTAGTGCTGCCCCAGATCCCAAGGCCCTGGCCATGGCTGCTATGCAGGCAAAAGAGCGTAAAGACAATATTACTCAGCAGATGAAAGATATTGACACAACGATTACTGATTTACAAAAACAGAAATCAGAACTACAAAAAGAGTTAGCAACAGTAAAATGAGATTTTTTGAATTCGCAGGCGACGACAATCTAGAAAAGTTTATTGTAGTTCTCAAAAACTTTATTGGTAGAGCCGCATCTAAAAAAACTCCTGCCAAGTTAAACTGGAGTGGGCTAGATCAGATCTCAAAATCTTCAGGAATAGAACTGACCGCTGACTACGAAACCTTCAAGAGCATGTATGATTCTAGCCCTGCATTACAGACCTTAGTTAAAAATTTCAACGACAAAGGTATAGAACTCAATGTGCCAGGTGCTCCCGAATCAGAACCCAAAGGTGACGGCGCAGCCGAACCTACTGATAGCCAAGCAGCCGTAGACAAGATGGCAGCTTCTGCAGCCCCACAGCAACTAGCCGCCCAGGCTTGACTTTCTAAACACATTTCTGTAATATATACAGAATGACCACACAACTAACTCCACCCCCATTCGTAGAAAAGATCCAATATAAGCCCTGCCAGCAGATCAACGATCCCGTGACCAAAAAACGGGTATATCTCACACCCGACGGGGAACAACTACCTTCTGTGACCACCATCCTGAGTGCGACCAAAGATATGACACATCTCAACGAGTGGAAGAAACGTGTAGGCGAAGAAAACGCTCGTAGGATCACCACAGAAGCTGCTGGAGTAGGTACATCTATGCACGGCAATCTAGAAAGATTTCTAGCAGGATTACAGCGCCAACCTGGAAATAATCCCGTGCATGTCCAGGCCAACGCCATGGCCGATGAGATAATCAAGAACGGACTCAAAGATGTCAACGAGGTATGGGCCATGGAACAGAGCCTGTATTTCCCCGGACTTTACTCTGGGACCACTGATCTAGTAGCTGTCTACAAAGACAATCCCTGCATCGCTGACTACAAACAGACCAACAAGCCCAAGAAAGAAGAGTGGGTCGAAGACTACAAGCTGCAGCTGGTCGCCTATATACTAGCACATAATGAAGTCTACGGCACAGACATCCGCGAAGGACACGTTTTTATGTGCTCACGAAACTGCGAATACCAGCAGTTTGATCTATGGCCCGGGGACTTCAACAAATATCAAGATATGTGGTTGGATAAGGTAGAAGAATACTACACCAGCATAAGATAAATACTCCATATAGGAGAATATCAAGTGGCAGTGGTACAGATCTCGAAAATACAAATTAGGCGTGGACAAAAGAGCCAGAGCGGAATTCCACAGCTGAGCTCGGCGGAGTTCGCCTGGGCCGTTGATACCCAAGAACTTTTTATCGGTAACGGATCTGTAGCAGAAGGTGCTCCTTATGTTGGGAACACCAAAATATTAACTGAGCACGATAACATACTAGAACTAGCATCCAGCTATCGTTTCGCCGGATCTGATGTCAGCATCATAGACAGCATAGATCGTCCACTGCAAGAAAAACTAGATGAATATGTCAGCGTCCTGGATTATGGTGCGGTTCCAGACGGCAGCACAGACAGTGTTAGTGCCTTTGAAAACGCTTTCGCAGATTTATTTCAAAACGCCAACGAAAAATTCAAAAAGAGATTGCTGGTTCCCAACGGCGTATATCTATTCAACAGCGATCTAAGGATACCCAGCACAGCCATCCTAGTAGGAGAAAACCAACAGCGGTCTATCTTAAACATAGGACCTAACAATATACTATTCGTTACCGAAGACGGCGACGGTGTGATAGATTTCAACAGCACGAACCGACCCGAGTCGATAATCATAGAAAATCTAACCATTGAAAGAACCAGTGGACAAGTAGTAATCACCGGTGTCAAAGACAGTCGTTTTGAAAATGTCAGATTCCTAGGAAACTATGAGCTAGGACAGTCGGTATCTTCTATAGTGACCAGATCAGCTTCGGTATCTTGGGAAAATAGTTTTGCTGCTATTAAAGTTGACAACATCAAGTTCGTAGATTGCCTTTTCGAATTCACACAGTTGGCCGTGCGTTGCGATCAGACCGCCGTCTTCGATACCACGGTCGTATTCCGAAACTGTAGATTTTTCGTCTGCGATGTAGGTATCTATGTCGACGGATACAGGAATACATCGGTGATCCCGAATCTAGTTCAGGGGACCTTATGGCAGATCAATGACTGCCAGTTCGAAGAAATTTTCAATCAAGCGATACTGACCACCGAAGGTCGTGGAACCCAGGTTTTCGATTGTGGTTTTATCAACTGTGGCAATGGTAACGGTGCCGCCGCATCTCCGATCACCAGTATCGTTGAGTTTGGAGACAACCTCGCCAACGTAGTAGAATCCTGCAGATTCAATCGCCATCAGAATGCCTTTATCACAGCGGTCAATTCCACAGTAGCCGTTCCTGAAGTGCTGAACGCCAGCTACGTTTCTATCGCTGATAGGCAGCATGCAGACATCTTCCTCAGCGACAGCTTTAGGCCGTTGACTGTTTTTTCAGCCTATAATAAATTTATCTACATAGATTATATCCTTGCACTTGGGGATCGTAATAGGACCGGCCGTATCGCCATAACCATAGACCGCGACCTTTCAGTGGCCGAACTCAGCGACCAGTTTATCTATTCGTCAGAAACACCAACTTCACCCGGAGGAGCTCTTATGACCAACTTTGAATTTGATGTAGAACTCAGAAACAATGCCAATTATGGCGATTCCGCCTTGGGTGACAATAAAGAAACCGCGGTGTTGTTCTATCAAAATCCTCTGAGCAATGGTGCTACAGGTGTGATTTCCTATTCAGTGACCTACGGTGTTTGATGCCCACGGCAATGAAAGAATAGACCAGTGGCGCCAACTACGAAATAACTTAGAAACTGATCAAGAGCCGTTTTCAACGGCTCTGAACGTTTGGTGCCGAGCGCCCTTGGTCAATTCTTATCTCGATCCCAGCCGTCCACGGTCTTGGCCGGATCCATGGCATCTTATTTTGGATAACCGGTACGACGATCTTGCGCTGACACTAGGGATAATGTATACTCTTAAATTAACACAGCGGTTTATGGCTGTGGAATTTGAGATACATATGTCTATGTTAGAGAAAGAAAGTTTCTATCTGCTCGCTGCAGATCATGTCTGTTTTGATATAAGTCGGCGACAGATCATTGCCAAATCCGATATACCTGAAAATTCCACCACCTTGATCTATCACTCTGATCAAGAAAAATAAATATCATTCAAACACAAGAGAATACAATGACCATAATAGTAAGCAAAAGAAACGGCGAGAAAGAACCGTTGATGATCGAGAAATGGCAGGCGCAGATCGCGAAGGTCTGCAAAGGAATCGCTGATGTCAGCCAATCGATGATCGAAATCAAAGCACAACTGCACTTCTATGATGGTATCACTACCAAAGACATCGATGGTATCACCCTTAGAGCCATCGTTGATCTTATTGACATCGAAAACAATCCAGATGTAGGACATACCAACTATCAATTTGTCGCAGGCAAACAGAGATTGAGCATGTTGAGAAAAGACGTTTATGGCGCTTACGAACCTCCCCGCCTCTACGACATTGTTAACAAGAATGTGTCCACTGGCCTCTATACTTCTGAGCTACTGGAATGGTATACCGAAGATGATTGGAACAAGATGGATGAATTCATAGATCACGAGAAAGATGAGCAGTATTCTTATGCTGCGATCGAACAGTTGATCGAAAAGTATCTGGTCAAGAATCGAGCTACCAAAGAAATCTATGAAACACCACAAATCCGCTACATGATCGCCGCCGCCACGGTATTCCACAAAGAAGAACCCAATAGCGCAAGAATGCGCTACATCAAGGAGTATTATAATGCAGCTTCTGATGGTTTGTTTACTCTGGCTACTCCTGTTCTCGCTGGGCTTGGCACTCCTACCAAACAATTTTCTAGTTGTGTGCTTATTCGCAGCGATGATGACCTTGATAGCATATTTGCTAGTGGTGAAATGATGGCCAAGTATGCCAGCAAACGTGCTGGTATTGGTCTGGAGATTGGTCGCCTTCGCCCTCTAGGTAGTCCCATCAGAGGTGGGGAAATCATGCACACAGGTATGATCCCGTTCCTTAAAAAATGGTTTGGCGATCTTCGCTCTTGTTCACAGGGAGGTATCCGCAATGCTAGTGCTACTGTATTCTATCCTATTTGGCATCACCAGTTTGACGATCTTATCGTTCTCAAGAACAATCAAGGAACCGAAGAAACCCGAGTCCGTCATATGGATTATGGGGTTGTGCTTAGTAGTTTCTTCTGGAGAAGATTCAAAAACCGAGAAGACATAACTTTCTTTGACCCCAACGAAGTACCCGACTTGTACG